ATTTTTTCCATTTATTTCAATAGTTCGCATATGATTTTTTATTTTTGAATATGCTTTTATTGTATTTTCTATTTCTTGTCTATTATGAACCTTAAAAACATCACGAAGAATGAAGTTATTATATGTTTTATGATGGTCTTGAACTCTTAAAGGAAGGTTATTACTATGTCCAAATTTTATTAATTTTTCTCCTTTTTCATTTGTATTATCAATAGTTCCAAAATAAATACATTCTGTATTTACTGGAAATTGAGAAATTAATGTTTTTTCAATTGTTTTATATTTATCTTGATTCGCATTTTTTAATAAGTTGTCTTTTATTAATAATTTATTTTTCATTTCTGTTGCTTCTTCTTCTAATACTTCTTGAATTAATTCTTCTAACTTGATATAATATTCATGAATTTCATCTGCTTTTTTTGTTCCAGCTTTTAAGCATAGCGATTTAAATGTTTTAATATTTAAATAATATTTTTGAATATTATGACCCCCGCTGCCTTTATTTTTTGCTCCTGATGCTTCGGGAGCAAAATTTTGTTTATTAGTAATTTCAATAATTTTTTGCTTGATGCTAGCATCAAGCGAAATCTTATAATCTTTATCTTGTAAAAAATATTGTAATAATAATTTTTTTGCGTTTGCTTTATTTGTAAAACCCAACCATTTCCATATATTATCTAAATCTATAATATAATCTTCTGTTTTATGATAATTTAAATAACTATAAAAACTAGTTATAAATATTTGTTGTTCATATTCATTAAAGTTTTTTTTTACTTTTTCTAAAAATTTATTATTATGAGTATCAGACAATTTTGTAATAGGGTTGTTAGTAATCAAATCAACAATATCTAAACTAGACATTATTTATAATTATATTTATACATATTTCTTTAAGTTTTATTTGTTTTTATATTTGAAAGCAAAATTATAAAAACAAAATATTTATTAAAAGAATATAAAAGAAAATAGATAGTTATTATATAAATAGTATTACCATTTGTTCTTTTTTACATTGATTTTGGGACCTTTACGCTTATTATTTGATGCTGAATTTGGGTCATACATTTCATCTTCATCATCTGAGCCAAGATTCTTAGACATTTCCCAGAATTCTTTGGAACCTAATTTGAAATCCTTGTGTGGTTCCGCCTTATACCAGAAAATTTGGTCCTGTAATTTATTGGATTTAACATTGTTATTGATTACCAAGCACTCATAATTTTCTGTGCATTGGTCCATGACTTGACAAAATGCCTCGAATGTTGGAAACATACCAGCATAATTTTCATAAATACGCTTTCGATTAGCGATGTATGGTTCTCTTAAAATGAAGACGTAATCAATGTTAGTTCTGAGCGTTGGTGGAATGCCTAAAGGATATTGCATTGTTATGACCAGCATGATTTTCCAATGACGCCCGTTCATGAACAAAAGTCTCATCATCTTATCACGAGACCATGAATTATCATAAAGACAATCATCTAAAATAACAAATGCGCGAGGGTCAATTGAACTTTTACGATAATTCTCTAAATCTTGTTTAACTCTTTTTAGGACTGTTTTTTGACGTTTTAATATATTCTCAATAATAACAGTATTATATTCATCATGAATAAATAATTTGGGAACATGACTACCATAAAAACCGTTTCCAGCTTCAGTTCCAGATATTACTGTTCCAATTGGTATATCTTGATGATAATAAAGTAAATCTCTTACTAAATAACTCTTTCCAGTATCACGACGACCAATTAATACAATTACAGGTCCCTTATTTTCATCTGGTTTAAAAGTAATTTTTTTCATATCAAATTTCTTTAATTCTAAACTCATAATAATTTATTATATATTATTGTTTTTATATTAACGAAAAACATAAAAATTATAATTAAATTAAAAATTAATTAAGATAAAATTTTTAATTTAAAAAATATTTAATAATTATTGATTAATGAATCTAAATTATAAGAAAAATAATAATGAGATTCTTTTTAGCAATTTTACTGATAAAGAATTACTCAATCTAGATAATCCACAAAACTATATTCCTTTATATGAAAAATTTTTTTCCTTGAATGAAAATAATTTTAATTCAATTAATTTAAATAACAAAAAACATATTACAGAAATAACTAAAAAAGTATCAGAAAATAAATACAAAATAAAATATGAAGATACTGAAACAAATATTATTCATGAAACTGAAATATTCTTCAAACTCAGTCCTTTATTAGATCCTATTAAATTTTTAGCAGGTAAATATGATGTTAATGATGAAAATATATATAAATTACCAAAATTAATTGATAATAGTGTTTTAGAAAAAATAAGAGATAATAACAATTGTTCTTATGTTGATGGATTTTTTTCATACTTATCTTCACAATTATACAATAACTATGATTTTCCACATGGTATAGATTTCCATGGTTCTTTTCTTGGAATTAAAAATAATTATATAATTGACATATGTGATGATATGGAATTTTTAGAAGATAAAGATTTCTTTTATAAAAATATTAATAATTTTTTTCATTTTTTGAATCCTGATTATGAAAATATAATAAATAATAATTCTCGAGATAACAAAAAAAGATTGGAACTTCATCATGATGAAAGTGAATTAATGAATATTGAAGAATTGAATAATGAAAAACTTTTATATGATGATTTAGAAAAACATTTTTCAAGTATTAATATGAATGAAATTGATGTTGATATGAATGATGAGAAAAAACATGAAAATACTAATATAGATAATAGTATAGATCTATCTAATAATACTGATAATATTGATAATACTGATAATAATGATAATATTGATAATAATGATAATATTGATAATATAGTTGATAATATATTAGAATCCAATAATGAAGATAATATAAGTCAACAAAAAAAGTTAATACTTGAAACATTATCATTAAAAGATCGTATAAGTAGTAAAAGTAAATCAAATTCTTCATGTTCTTCTCGTTCATCTGTTACAAACGAAGATTCAGAAAGTAATGAAGATGCTGAAGAAGAAGAAAGTTCCGAAACTTCTTCTAGTGAAATGGAAGATGTATTTGTTTCAATAGATAAATTTCCAATACAAATTATAGCATTAGAACAATGTAAAAATACACTAGATTATTTATTAGTTGAAGATATTGTTAATGAAGAAGAATTAGGATGTATTGTTATACAAATTCTAATGATTCTCATAACATATCAAAAACTTTTTGATTTTACACATAATGATTTACATACAAATAACATTATGTATATTGAAACTGAAAAGAAATATTTATATTACAAATATAATGATAAACATTATAAAGTTAAAACGTTCGGTAAAATTTTCAAAATTATTGATTTTGGTAGAGCAATATACAAATACAAAAATCATTTAATGTGTAGCGATAGCTTTCATAAAGATGGGGATGCTGCTACACAATATAATTTTGAACCTTATTATGATAATAAAAAACCAATTATTCAACCTAATCCAAGTTTTGATTTATGTAGATTAGGATGTTCGATGTTAGATTATATTTATGAATTATATGATGATATTGATAAAATTAAATCTCCAATACATAAAATTATAATTAATTGGTGTAAAGATAACAAAGGTAGAAATGTCTTATATAAAAATGATGGTGAAGAGAGATACCCTGACTTTAAATTATATAAAATGATTGCTAGAAAAGTTCACAATCATATTCCATCAGAAGAATTAAATAATAAATATTTCAGTAAATTTGTTGTTGGTAAAAAAGAAATAAATAAGAGTGCTAAAATATTTAATATTGATACATTAGAAATTTAAGATTCATGTTCTCTTTTTTCAAATATACATTATCACATAACTTCTTTATTGTTTTCTCTCTTTCATCTTCTACTAATTTTCCACATTACCTCATTAACTGTACAAATTTTTCTTGTTCTAATGAATTATTCATATAATTTGGATGTTCTTCTAAGCATACATTCAATTTTTTAATTGTTTTGATTCTACATTCTTTAATGCTTTATTTATATATTCCTTATTGTCATCTTTTTCTCATTCATTATTTTTTACATACAAAGTTTCTCGTTTCTTATCCGTGAAATGCATTGGTCTTTCATATAATAATAGTTTATTCATATTTTCTATTTTATTTATATAATATATAATGAATAGTGATCATAAATTTTTATTTGGAATAAAATTTGTATTTATGATAATATTATTAATAATTTTTATTGATCCTAATGATTTTAGCAAACAATCACCTATATATATTATAATTCATACTATATTTACTATTAGTATTTGTTTATATATTATTTATAAATTACTACCATTCACAAATAATAAAGATCTAGATCGTTTCGATAATATATATATAATTATTATATGTTTAATGCTTATGAGGAAAATTGAACTAATAAATTTTTTACAAAGCTTTCCTATACTTTTTAACAATATTAATAATCTAACTTTTAATAAAGTTGAAAACTAAAATCAAACACTAAAATATATTTTATATTTTATTCATATTTTATATTATAATATTACTTATACCATGTGTTTGTCCTTTTTTTGTTGTTAATAAGTTTTTCATGGAAACTTCTATTTTATTAATAAATTCATCCATTGATAAAGCATCTTTACATTTTTCATTTAAAAATACATTAATATTAAATTTATTTTTGTTATTGCTATTAATAGTATTATGATTATTCCCAACTTTTGGAATTAATTCACTTATTTGTTGTTGTAATTCAGTATTTTGTTTTATTAATTTAAATACTAAATCTTTCATTTCATCTTTATTATCACTTATAATTATTGAGTCTTTTTTGTTACCGTCACATAATTTT